ATGGGTTCTCACCGCCGATATCATACTCATCGAGAAGCAACCAGATCGTAACAAGAAGATGGTATCTGTCATGCACTTCCTCTATTCGTACTTTATCATCAAGTGTCCCAAGGCTGAGACGATCCTCTACGATGCTCGCCATAAGATCCCAGATGTCGCCGGTCCGGGGAAGGCGCAGTACAATAAGAGAAAGAAGGTCTCCATCGAGAGATGTGAAGAGTTTATTCGTTCAGGTACCACCAACGCCCACTGGCTCGACAATTTTCTCAAATCCAAGAAGAAAGATGACTTAGCGGACACTGTCATGCAGGCACTCTCCTTCGTCAACAGGATCGAAGTTCTACCAGCATCTAAAAAGAAAAAGGCGACAAAGTTAGTCCCTCGTCGTCCAAATGAAAATCAGAAAATGACAAAGTATTCAAAGTCTAATCTGGCTTGGATCTACCTCAACAAAGTGGAATGTGAAGTCCTCGAAAACAATAAGAGGTTCATGAAGGACTTGAAGAGGTATTATCGAGACATTCAAGAGTTGAAGAAGGCTCTGGAAGCTTAACTGTGAGCTTAGTGTCACCGAGAGCCTCCTTTAAGGCTGCATATCGGGCCTTATTGTAAGCCTTTCGCTTCTCTTTGTTTGCCTCGTAATATGCTTTTTGTTTAGCCTTTCGATCATCTGGATTCTTATAAGGCATCCTTATATAGTCTGAGAAAGTATTTTTTAACCCAATTTGATATTGTACTTTTCCAAAGTAGACCACTTTGGTAACTTACCTGTTTTTTTCATTTCCCGAATTACCTTTTGACGGGCATGATTGAATAAAAACTGTGTATCTTGTTTTTTTCTATCATAACATTCTTTTCTTATTTTTCTTCCACAATTCAAACATGTATCTAAATTGTATGAACTTCGTAGCATCTTTGTTTCATCCGGGGTTCCCCAATTTTTTTTTAAGTTCGCGTACAACTCCTTCACATTTGTTTTAGTCGTTTCATTCCATACATGAAGTACATGTATAGTCGAATACACCTTGTCGTCATCTGGAGCCCATCCGGCCATTAAAAGTTCTTCGAGTTTCTCATACTTTTCGGGGTTTCTCTCAATTTCGTATTCAAGTTGGGATATCCACGTTTCGATACCATACGTAGCTCTTCCACGTACTACCTGAACATGAAGATATGGATTTAGGTAATGATACTTATTCGATAATTTACGAACCAAGTCATCTTGTGACATAGATTTACACGAAGGATATCCATCTTCATTCAGTTTTATTTTAGTCTTGCCAACCCACCACCACCCAAGATCTTCATTCTCAAGAATGAAAAATGTAGTCGGAGTATAATCCATAACATATAGGAAGAAATAATTCTCCCCTGGGAATTTAAAATCTTAAACAAAAAGTTCGGTAAAAAAATCGGAGGCAAGAAAAAATCGAGACTACATTCGATGAAAAACTATTTATACACTTTTTGAAAATATATATCTGGATTTTTTTTTACTTCCGATTATTGTGTTGGACATTTTCATCTATCCGTCTTGGTCTCATTTTCTCGTGAATTGGTTTCAAAAAAAAAGTTCGGTAAAAAAATCGGAGGCAAGAAAAATTCGAGACATTAAAGAGTTGAAGAAGGCTCTAGAGTTATCTTAACTATAGACGACCTTCCATTACACACGCGATAGGCTGTTGCAGTTTCTTGATTTTTTATACAAAAGTCTCGAACAGCTTTTGTAACGTCGTTTTCGCCATGGCAATCATGACATAAAATAACACTTTTGGATTTCATTTTTGGTAATATGGCTTCGAGATCTTTAGTGACACCATCATATGAATGGTCTCCATCGACAAAAGATAAATCAATACTGTTATCATCATGAATACCAATTGTATACGCACTATCGCCTCGTATAGGAATAATAACGCGCTCAAGTTTATTTTTCTTAACATTGTCATAAAATTCGTATAAATGATTTTCAACTTTTGGGGGAGGACCACCATCAACTGGTAACTGTGTCATGTCTTCCATCCACATGTCGTGACAATATACTTGGGGATTTCCTTTTATAGTAAGACCCGCTATAACACCACTACAACCCAGATAACTACCAATCTCTACATATTTAGAATCCGGTTCTAAAGCTTTCATCTCATAGAGTAAAGCCTGTGTATCATAATAATTGAGAGTACCCTTTACACCATTAGCATACGTGAAGGCAATACCTTCGACAACTTCATACTTTAAGTCCATATAGATATTTTTATGATACTGTTTTTAAATTGTTAAAGATGTGAAGCCATATGTAATCAAATGTCTCTCACGATCCGTATGTCTGCCGTGAACAAGCCTAACTTGGACAAGGTTATCAAGAGTAACAAACGTCTCAAGTCTGCTTTTCACGTGAGGAAGCCCAATAGGAACACGCATCGCGTGGCTCTCGATGAATTGGATACATTCTTGGAACTCGTGGATGATGCGATGGATGCGATGAATGACACCAAGATTGAAATTGAAAAGGCTCAAGAAAAGTTGTATAAGCTCTACGATTTTTGTGGAGAGGTGCCACTAGATGACGAGTGTCTCTATTAAAGATTTGAACGGATACTTATCCATAATGGAAAAAGTCCTCGATCATGGTTTCGTACGTCTCGTGGATCACATGCCTCAAAAAGATTTGGATTCGTCCATCGTCCAGTCAGCCCGAGTATCCTACGGTGACGGCACCAAAACATCCCGTGGAGACCGTGGCCTCATTCGTTACCTCTTACGTCATTGGCACACAACCCCTTTTGAAATGGTCGACTTCAAGTTTCACATCAAAATGCCCATCTACATTGCCCGACAACATCTTAGACACCGCACCGCCAGTGTGAATGAGTTGTCTGCTCGGTATTCAGTAGTCCCCAAGGAGTACTATGAACCTGACACCTATCGAGGGCAGTCACAGGTAAATCACCAAGGTTCGGAGGGTGTCGTGGAACTTGGTGGTAACCTAGACGACAAGGTGTCTGAACACTTGAGCCATTCCTTCGATGTCTATGAGGAACTTCTGGAGAGTGGGTGTTGTCGAGAACAGGCTCGCGGTACCCTTCCACAGTCGACCTATACAGAGTTTTACTGGAAGATTAACCTCCACAACCTCCTCCACTATCTCCACCTTCGTATGGATGCCCATGCCCAGAAGGAGATTAGGGATTACGCGACGGCAATCTTCAACTTGGTAAAGCCCCTCGTCCCAATCACGATGGAGGCGTTCATGGACTTTAGGGTGAATGCGATGCAGTTGACGGGTCCCGAGATCGAGGCCATCTCCAGTGGAAAACAGATCGAATCGCCCGGAGAGCTTAGAGAATTTAAGGAAAAGTTGAAACGTTTAAAAATAAAATCCCCAGAATGAGTACCTTACAAGATGAACAATATGTGCGCTATCCACCCAAACCCGACCCTGTGTCAATTCGAAGTCTCCAGACGACCCGTGCTTGCCCGTAAATTGGGGTACGTTCAGGTGATTGAACACCCCAAGAAGAAAGAACTACCAGCACTTGACTATAAAGATACAGAAGCGGCGAAGATGGAAGAGGCTCGTCAGCCCAGACGTGTCGCCAGACTGAAGAAACTTAAAAAATTAAATATCGATACAAAGTAAATGCTCGCCATTACAAACACGTTTACAGTATTTGCCGCTAACAACAAAAACAAGGGTTTCAAGAAGCTTGGTAAGAAGGTGCAGAAGCAGCGCCAGGGGGACGTTGACAGGATCAAGGATAAACTCTCTGATATTGCCAAAGACGAAACCGAGCGTGTGAAGGAAGTTTTCCAGGAGCACAAGAAGCTCTTTGAAAAGGCGAAGCCTGAGAAGAAGGTTGCTAAGAAGTCTATCGATTTTTACGAAAAGTAAACCACAACGTACACAAGACAAAAACCATCGCCAGGGGTGTATCCCCAAACCTCTCTGCCAGTAGAGCGCAAACCACGCTGTACTGGACGACCTTAATCTCTCTCTGTGTCTTGATCATCGAACGCTTCATAGCTGATCTAGATTTCTCCAGACCCATCACTGTTGAACTTATCTTTCCAATCTTTGCAGGAATTTCCGAAGTTCTCTTGAATACATCATTCACGTCGAAGGATTCTATGAACTGTTGTTGGATCATGGGTTCGAGATAGGTGAAATAATTGAACTCCGGATCAAGTTGGAGACAGATACCTTCTATGATGGAGAAGGATTTTGCTAAATATACAAAACTCGTTGGTACAACAAAAGGTTTCTCAGCAGCGAGTTGGACAGCGAGATCATCATTCATGATACCCGAACCATCAAGGGTCTCTAGGTAACCCAAGATGGTTTCAAAAAACATTTCAATATCAGAGACATCAGACGTCGTGGGGACGATGACACCCAATTCAATGAGGACAGTGACAATCCCCGCAGTATCCCTAGTAATAATATACCCAAACAACTTCTTAAACCCACCCCTCAATTCTTCAGACAAACGTACAAGCAACCCAAAATCATAAAATACAAGTTTACCCCTAGATGAAAACCCCAAGTTCCCTGGATGTGGATCGGCGTGGAAGAGACCATTATCCATGGTTTGGATGACATAGGAATTGATGAGAGCCTCACAGATCTTCTTCTTGTTTACTTTCTTGTCTGTGATCTCAGTCAACTTTGTCGATGGTACATATTCCATGACAATCATCTCATCGTTGGAATATTTTTTGTAAACCTTTGGAACTTTGACCCATTCCACATCCCTCATACTTTTTCGAAACTCTACTGCATTATCAATCTCCTGTTGATAGTCCGCTTCACCTAGTAGATACTCGATGGATTCTTCGAGGACATATCCAGAACTGTTCCCAGTGTCGATACCCACGCGTTCTAGAAAGTGTACAATGTCGCGTATGGTGTCAGTATCTTCTTTCATGATATCGAGGATACCCGGACGTTTTAATTTTACAACAACTTTTTGACCATTTTGGAGTACAGCCATATGGACTTGGCCGATACTCGCAGATTTAAATGGTACAGGGTCAAATTCCTTGAAAATATCGTACTTTACACTGGTATCGAATTCCACGGGAGGGACATTATCTTGGAGTGATTCCAATTCTTTTGTAAATTCGGGAGGATAGAGATCACCCCTCGTCGAAGCGATTTGACCTAATTTTACAAAGGTTGGTCCAAGTTCGAGGAGTTCCTCCTTCGTCCAACGACCGAGTTCCGCCTTGTTTTGTACAGTGGCATTTTTCCATAGAAACTTACCAGCAAACTTCCATGTTTTCAGTTTTCTATTTGGAACTTTGACTGGTACATGTTGAACAACACATAACATTCTACTTTCTGTAAAGTTTTTTATTTTCTTAAGTTACATAAATGGCAAAAGTTGCCAATCTTTTCAGTCCCGTCACAGGTCCAGCTGAAGTGTTTATACGTACCCAACCCATTATATTTTCTCTCATCATCCTGTACCAAGGTCTCTTCTCAGGAAATGCATTTAAGGTACCCGATCGTCTCATGACACTTTTTGAAAATAAAGCGTTCCGTTTCACATCCCTGATGCTCATCGCCTTCAGTGCGACCAAGGATATCGAATACGCCCTCTTCTCCACCTTGATCTTTTTGAGTATCATGTATGCGTTCAAGACTCCAGAGGAGCGTGAAAAAACTGGCTTCATATAATAGAATGTGGCAGTTGTTCATTCTTATGTATTTCTCATATCTCATCTTGGGACCACACTGGGAATCGAAACTTATCACGGGTGAAAAGTTTGCCATCGTTGACAGTCTGTCTGAATTCGGGAGACGCTCGATATTCATATCCTATGTAGCACTCCTCATGGTTGCGTGGTTTTTGTACAAGCCTTCTCAAACCTCATTCATGAGTGCCCTCCTACTCACAATAATGGCTATGACTGGGTTTCACATGAAGTATGGTCCCGAGAAGCCATTTCCGATGCATCTCATCTTGACACTCTTTATCCTTTACCAGGGACGAGAGTACATACAACTACAACTCTGGTTCACGATCGCACTCGTCATGTTCTACACGTTGATGCATGAGAAATTATATATTCCCTAAAAGTAGAATGAAGGTTCATATAGTTGGTGCCGGACCTACCGGTATGTCCCTCGCATGGGAAATTCTCAGGTCGACCGACCATGAAGTCACCATTTATGATCGAAAGCTTTCAGCAGGTGGTTCATGGTGGGAACCAGAAGGTGATAAGAGGGATCTCCATGCACACAGAGTTGTGTTCGACCGTGCGTTCGTGAACACGCGTTCACTCTTTAGTGAGATGGGTATAAAGTGGGACGATGTATTCACACCCGTTGATAAGAGTGTCTACAGTCTTATGTTTCAATCACTTCGAGCCTCCGACTACGGTACACTCACATCCCTCGCTCTTCGAGTATTCATCCAACCTAAAAAGTACAAAGGTATCTCACTCAAAAATGCAATCGGAAAGTTGAGTGAAAAGGGGAGCAATTTTGTGGAACATCTTCCCCTCATCATGGATGGTGTGACTTGGGATGTCATGTCCGCCTATGAATTCGTAAAAAGTTTTGACCATGTCGCAATGTCGAAGCAGTACACACAGTCTGGGTCGGGTAAGGTGATGTGTGACATGATGGAACAGGCACTCATAGATGCTGGTGCGAATTTTGTGTTCAATACAGAACTCATGGATGTGAAGTATGGGGAGGATACCTTTGTGGCGAAGTTTTCAGATGGAACCGAGATAACGGAGGATATGTTGTTCCTTTGTCTCGATAACAGTCCAGCCCTCAAGTTTCTAGGTAAAAATTGGGGGCCCACCGCGGACAGTAAGGTTCGTGACAGTACATATGGAGCCATAAACATTCTTCTAGACTTTGAAGATCGAGTACAACTCCCAGATGATCTCGAACTCGCGATGAAAACAAAGTGGAACCTTCAGCCTGTGGTTCTCGCTGATGGTAAGACAATCTCGTGTGTCATATGTGATCTTAATGAAGAAATCGTCACCACTGATCCAGATACACTCAAGGCTGGGGTACTCGAACAATTGGGTCTCACGGAACCCAAAGAGATGCGTATCGGTTGGGGTGCTAAATGGGGTGGTGACAAGTGGGAGTTTTCGCAGTCTTCGGGGGTCCTCAGCCTCTATGGACAACTTCCATTCTTTGGGGAATGCTCAAAGGTTGCGATGTGTGGTATGATGTCTCCACGAGAAACCCCCTACTCGAGTATCGAAGCAGCTGTAGAAGTTTCTAGGGCCCTGAGCCATGAACAGTTTGGTACGAGAGAACCCTTACAACTCATAATGATTTCTCAAGTGATAGCGTTCGTTTTCGTGCTACTTATAGTTTTAATACTCATGTATCGTATGCGTAACCAATGAAATTCGTAGCTACTGTTCATGAACCGATGTACGATTTCAACTCTAAAAAGTACATACGCTTGGTGGTTCCCCAAAAAGTTTCCGAAATTGTCGGGCGTATGCACGCATCCAAGTCACAACTCATCGTCAATCAAAATGTAGATGATCCCCTCGATGGTAGGGTTCTCACCGTAAAAGTTCCGTTCCGTTACAGGAGAGTGATGTGTGAGGTCAAGGGTCGACCCGTGCAGTCTCTTGTAAAGGGGGATGAAGTTGAAGTTGAAGTGGACTTCAAGGGTGTTTGGAATATAGGTAATTACTCTGGCTTCTCTTGGATACTCTCGAGTTCCTCGGTGGGAGCCTCCACAGGCTGATTGGGGTCGTTGGGGAGATCAATCTGGGTGAGACCACCCTTCTTAAACCCCTCGAAAGTTTGGAGCATACCCTGAAGTCGAAATATCTCCTGGGTCATCTGCTCGATGTTCACCCTGAGCTTCTTAATGTTTTCCTCAACGTCGACGATAGGCATCTTTGTACTCATTTAAAGTTTTTCCTCTTTAAATCAGTATGCTTACTCGAACTGGATACCTAGTGAGTGGCGGTCCAATTCAAGAAATTAAAAAAGAACTTACGGTAAGACCACAGGTCAATGGGGACTTTGGATTTCCTCCACCGCCTTTCAAAGTTTTCAGACCAACTAAGAATGGAGTGTGCGTTCCCCGATTCTATGGAACTACTAAACTTGGGGAAGCCCGTGAGGACCGGAGACCCGAACCCACCCGAATCCGGACCAAATTCGCCGGACAGCTCCGAGACGCTACACACCAAAACGAAGCACTCGCAGCAGCAATTCAAGCAGGCCATGGCGTCCTTTCTTTACCATGTGGGTACGGGAAGACGACGGTATCCTTGGCTATAGCGTGTAAGTTGGGGTACCGCACGATGATTGTCGTCCACAAACAATTCTTGGCAGATCAATGGCGTGAGCGTATCCAGCAGTTTTGTCCGGGTGCCACAATTGGAGTTGTCCAACAAGACAAGAAAGAGGTTGACTGTGACTTTGTGATTGCTATGCTTCAATCTCTCTCACTCAAAGAGTATTCATTCTCGGACTTTGATACGGTGGGTACCCTAATCGTAGATGAGGCGCACCACATTTGTGCAAAGGTGTTTAGTCAAAGCCTCTTCAAGATGTGTCCTCGTCACATCTATGGACTTTCGGCAACCCCCGAAAGGAAAGATGGTCTCACAAAAGTTCTTCACTGGTTCATGGGTCCCACCTTTTTCGCGGTTGAGAGGAAAAATCAAGAACAAGTTGAAGTATTTCCGATAACTTTCGATTCCCCAAATTACAAAAACCCACCACCTTCCATGCGAAATGGGAAAATCTCCATGCCCAACATGATTACCGAAGTTGTCGAGGACAGGGCACGAAACAAGATGTTAGTGGAATTGGTGAAAAAGGCTTCAGCTGGTACGAGACAACTCCTCGTTCTCAGTGATCGTCGACAACATTGTGAACTCCTCCACCAATGTTTCCCCAAAACCTCTGGTCTCTACATGGGTGGTATGAAGGAGGCAGCTCTACAAGAATCCTCAAAGAAGAAGATTATTTTTGCGACGTTCAGTCAGGCTCACGAAGGCCTGGACATCCCAACTCTCGATACGGTCATTCTCGCATCACCAAAGTCCGACATCACTCAAAGTATTGGAAGAATTATGAGAGAAACCAAGGGGAAGAAGAACGATCCCCACATCTATGACGTACATGATCCATGGTCCATCTTTACGGCGATGTATTACAAGCGCATGAAAGTGTACAGACAGGGTGGTTTCAAAATCCACGGAAAGTTCATCGAAGAAAAGAAGAGTGAGTTCCCTCAGGGAAAGTGTCTGTTTTTATAATCTGAACATCTATTAAAATGTCTGGTGCATTAATACAACTCGTCTCCAAGGGAATACAAGATGTATATCTCACGAGTGACGAAGGACATTCGTTCTTTCGTACGAAGTTCATGAGACATACAAATTTTTCACAGACAACCAAACTCATCAAAACAATGAACGAAAATGATATTTCCATAACGATACCAGTTCTCGGAGACATGATTAATGCTATATGGTTTCAGGGATCTGATAAGTTGATGGATATGTTTTTTAAATCTACAATCGATTTGTATATTGGTGGACAAAAAATAGATTCTCAACATTTCGATTATTACGCTGACATTTGGCCAAATTATCTAACTGATACGTATAGTAAATCTAGAGAACTAAACAATAAAACAAGTTCTGTGAATTCTGGATTTCTACCACTTCAATTTTTCTTTTGCAATCACAAAGCATTTTTACCCCTCATATCACTTCAAAATCACCAGGTGGAAATAAAAATTACTTTGGATTCAGATGTTGTCAGTGGTCTAACGGACATACAGAAAAAATATGAAGTGTATGGTAATTACATTTTCTTAGATAAAGACGAGCGAGAAAGTATCGTGAAACGTTCAATGGATTTTGTAATCACACAAGTTCAGCGTACCGAACATCAACTTAATACCAATCATGGAAACAATACAATTGATTTAAGTAATTTTAATCACCCGGTAAAATCTATATTTTTTGGTTTTGAATCAACTACGAGTGCATACAGGGATGATTATTTTACATTTTCAGGGATTGATATTCATGTAAATGGTACACCTTTATTGGAAAATATGAAACCTGTTTATTTCCATACGATTCAAAATTATTACAAATCTGATTATGGTATATCGGAGTATGACGTCACGAGAGATATAATGTACTACACACGCTATTTTGCATACCATTTCTGTATGAACGCATCTCAATATAATCCATCGGGTTCTTGCAACTTCAGTCGTCTTGATAATGCAAAAATGATTATCCGTGGTGTAGATGTTGCACCAAGTAGAATAGGAGACTCGTTATATGTGTACGCAGTCAATTACAATGTCCTGAGAATTAAGGATGGTCTAGGTGGTATCCTTTTTGGTAACTAAATTTACTACGAGGGGAAAATCCCCGCAGTAGATTTATCATTTACGCCCTGATGGAATCAGAGACGGCAAGTATCATCACGCCGGCAATGAAAGCCATGATGACGTAATTCAATTCAGTCTCTTCACGACCAAGTTGAGGCTTCACCTCCTCGGTCTTCTTCTCCACGACAGGCACCTTCGGCCTGACAGGAGGATCCAGATCCTCTAGCGGACAGTACGCTATCATTTATATACTAATCAGAGATTAATTTCCGTCTTCTTCTTTCGCCGAGTACGCTTGGGCTTCGATGCGTCCACGTTCACTTCCTTCACTTCACCACCAGTGGAATCACCTGAAATCGAAACGATGTCAGAGAGATCATCATCGTCGTCAGCGGCATCC